CGGATGTAACAAAGCATGGTGGGTATAAAGCTGTATTTATGGATGCTCTTGACGAGGACGAGCAGGAACTTGTTGAGATTGTTCCAACGGATGAAGAACAGCTGCTTATTGAGCAGATACAGTTATTCTCCATAAGGGAACGAAGAATATTAAAGGCAATCAATAAATACCGGGAAATGAAAGGCGATGTTGCAGTTGCAGATGTTAACAGGCACGATACGAAACGAGCATTCGCTGACAAAGAGGAAGAGGCTGAATATAATAGGCGCCAGAAGGAAAAGGTCGATAATGGAGACATTCTTCCGGGTAAGTCCTATGACATATCCACGCACACAACCAACAAGGATTTAATCATTGTAAGGTTGGAGCAGGAGCTTTCCACAGTGCAAAGCAAGAAGACGAAAGCTATTGAGGCTCTTTCTAAGTTCAGAATGGAGAAAGCGAAGCTTGAAAGTGGAGCGGCTGGCGGTGCAGCTGTTGATGATTGGATAGCTGCTGTTCTTGGAGATGGAGGGGATGCTGATGAATAACAATTCCAAAGTCACAAGAAAGCTATTCTTCCAAAAGAGAATCCCGTTATATCGCAAAGACCCTGTTCTGTTTGCGAGAGAAGTTTTGCTATTTGAGCCTGACGAATGGCAAAGGAAAGCATTGCAGGATTTACCCAGTAATCCGAAGGTTGCGATTAAGTCCGGGCAAGGTGTTGGTAAAACTGGTATGGAGGCTGTGTGTCTACTGTGGTTTTTATGTTGCTTTCCTTATCCGAGGATTGTTGCAACAGCACCAACAAAGCAACAGTTACATGATGTGCTATGGTCCGAAGTAAACAAATGGATGAGCAGGTCTCCTTTGCTCACAGAAATCCTAAAATGGACTAAGACATATATTTATATGCGCAACTATGAAAAGCGTTGGTTTGCGGTAGCTAGGACTGCTACAAAGCCAGAGAATATGCAAGGTTTCCACGAAGATAATATGCTGTTTATCGTAGACGAAGCGTCGGGTGTTGCAGATCCAATTATGGAGGCGATACTTGGTACTCTTTCCGGTGCGAATAATAAGCTGCTATTATGCGGAAACCCTACAAGAACTTCCGGCACATTCTTTGACGCTTTTAATGTGGACAGAGCTATTTATAAGTGCCATACTGTTTCCTCTGCAGATAGTCCGAGAACGAACAAAGATAACATTAAATCTCTCATACGGAAGTACGGAGAAGATAGCAATGTTGTTCGCGTCAGAGTAAAGGGTGAGTTTCCTAAGCAGGAAGATGATGTTTTTATTATGCTTTCTATTGTGGAACATTGTACCATGATAGACCTTCCAGAAGATAAACCTATCAACAGAATATCGTTTGGTGTAGATGTGGCTCGATACGGAAATGATGAAACGGTTATAGCAAAGAATGTAGGCGGCAATATTACGCTGCCTGTGTCATTCAGAGGGCAAAGCCTTATGACAACAGTTGGAAAGATAGTCCAGCAGTACAGAGCGGTCATAAAAGAATATCCTGCATACAGAGGCAAGATATTCGTCAATATTGATGATTGCGGTCTTGGTGGTGGAGTTACTGACCGATTGGAAGAGGTTAAGGCAGAGGAGAAGCTGAGCCGAATGGTTATCGTTCCTGTTAATGCAGCTGCGAAGGTTCCGGATGATGTTGTGGAGGACGGAAAAGGGAAAGTGAAAGCGTGTGAGATATATGAGAATATGACTACATACCTTTGGGGAACTGTTAAGGACCGAATGACCTTAGAGGAAATAAGCCTTGAAAATGATAATGAATTAGTTGCACAGTTTTCGTGTAGAAAGTATCGGCTTACAAGCAGGGGCAGAATGCTACTTGAAAGCAAAGAAGAAATGAAGAAACGAGGAATCGAATCACCAGACAGGGCGGATGCGGTTGCTCTATCTTGTTATGAGAAAAAGACATTTAACATTGGAAGTTTGGTAAGTTAGGAGGTGAAGAAATGCAGGGAGAGAATAAAGAACAGTCCCAGGAGTACAGAGCAGATGGATATCAGAACTTGATGAACAAATATGGCACTAAAGACGATGTATCGGAACAGTACCGCTTTGAAAGTGGAGAACCGGTAACAGATATAGAGCTCACTATCAATTATGAGGAGAATGGCTTATTTTCAAAGATTATTGATATACCGGCAGATGATGCGGTCAGCAGTGGCTTCAGCTATGGAGTGACGGATACTGATTTAGAGGCTTTTATCAACAAGTCCTTGGAAGAATTGAATTTCGAGGAACAGATTGCGACGGCAATCAAATGGTCAAGGCTCTATGGCGGCTCTTTGATCGTTATGCTTATTGATGATGGCGGGGAGCTTGAAGAACCTGTGGATTGGGATAACATTCATGGAATAGATGAACTGCTTGTGTTCGAGAGACCTCTTGTTACACCAGACTATCAGAGCATATATAATTACAAGCCGAATGATAAGAGAACATCGAAGTTCGGTATGCCGGAGTTTTATGATGTATCTCCAATATATGGCTCTCCGTTCCGTGTGCATGAGAGCAGATGTTTACTGTTTAGGAATGGAATATTGCCTTCCATGAGTACAAGAACGGAATACAGGTTCTTTGGTATGCCAGAGTATGTGAGAATACATAAATCCTTGCAAGAAACAGTAACAGCTCATGGCAATGGCAATAAGCTGTTGGACAGAGCGGTGCAGGCAATCTATAAAATGAAAGACCTTGCAGAACTGCTATCGACGGACGCAGGAGAAGATATTGTGCTTCGTCGTTTAAGGATTATTGATATGGCAAGAGGAATTATCAATAGCATTGCCATAGATTCCGATGGAGAAGATTACGATTTCAAATCTATTACATTCTCCGGGGTAAAGGATATTATCGATAGTGCCTGTAATATGTTGTCAGCTGTTACAAATATTCCGCAGACAAAGTTGTTTGGTCGTTCTCCGGCTGGCGAAAATGCCACAGGCGAGGGTGATATGGAGAATTATTATAAATTCGTCGAGAAAATCCAAAAGCTCAACTTAAAGAATAATATGGGAACTCTCATAGATGTTATTTTAGTGGCAGGGAGATATAAAGGCGAGTTTGAGGAAATTCCGGATTACTCCTTGGAGTTTAAGCCTCTTTGGAGTTTGAGCGAAACAGAACAGGCTAATGTGGATCAGACGAAAGCAGCAACGGAGCTTACGAAAGCACAGACAGCGCAAGTGTATGTGGAAATGCAGGCTTTGGATGCTTCGGAAATCAGGGAACGCTTGAAAGAAAACGGAGAGTTTACTATCAACGACATTCTGGATGAAGAGGAAGACGATTGGAGTGCTTTAGAGGGCGAGACATTGCTCGGAGCCGAATCAGAGGAAACAAGCAATACTGCGTTGTCAGCTGAAAACGGAACGGTCGCACCTGTTGTAGCGAAGAATGAAACTGCTCAGGATTGCGTTCAGCCTACCGGTTGTGGAGTAATCGTCATAAAAGACGGAAAGGTGCTTATAGGCAAGAGAAAGGATAACGGGAAGATTTGTGGTCCGGGAGGACACATTGAAGCTGGTGAAACTGCAGAGCAGGCCGCTATCAGAGAAACAAGAGAAGAATTCGGTATCAATGTGGCAGGACTTGTTCCAATAACGATTATTGCCGATATGCCGCCAGAGTATTGTCCTTCACAGGTATTCTTATGTACGGAATACTATGGAGAACCGGTTTGCTTTAATCCGGAAATGGAGGAGGCAAGGTTTGAGGCGATAGGAGATGTATTGCAGTATGATTTGTTCTTGCCATTCCAGTTATCATTACAGCAACTGATGAAAAATTTGCAGGAAATCTTGTTGACGCAGCAAAGTGAATCAAGTAATATTGAGATAGACGGAGGTCCTGGTTCCGGAAGATACCCTAAAGGGAGCGGAAAGAAAGGCAGTAAGAACAGCAGAACCAAGAAGAAAAAAGCTGAATCCCTACCTATGACCGCTGAGGAGAAAAGCAAAGTTGGACACGATATAAATAGTCTGTATCACTCCAAGTACAAGGGAAAGCGTAGTTGTATCATAAAAACTCGCTCCAATGAAAGCGACAGTCCTTTTTATCTTTATCGTTTCAAGAACCATGGATTTGATGATTATGACATATTCTGCAAGGAAGAATATGATGATTAGGAGATGATGACATGGATGAACTAAGAGAATTGCTGAGAAATGTATCAGATACTTATGATGACTTCGTTGATGGTGTATGTTGCATAGTAAAGAAGCATAAAGAATGCCTAGATGATGTTATTCAGTTTATAAAAGGTGATCCGAATAGAGAAAGCAGTGATATTCTTGAGTATCTGGACGAACTTGGAATATAAGATACGAGCCTTGCAGAGTGTGAGGCTCTTTTCTTTTGCCCTAGAGTGCCGCTAATCGTGGCTCTTTGGGGCTTTTTTAGTTCAAACAGTCAAATACCTTGCTATGGTACGAAATGCCAAATTTGAGGCAATAAGAGAGGTGGTTATGTGAATGAGAAAGTCAGAAAGAAAGTCCTGCGTGAAGAATTGAAAAAACAGAATGGTGGCAAAAGCACTGTTACCGCTAAATATGTTCCGAAGTATCCCGAAAGCGCAGAACGGGAGTATATACGATTAACAAATGCATATATGGGCATTGAAAGAGAGATTTTGCTCTCACATATCCCAGAACTGAAAAGGATAATTGCCGAGGGTACGAAAGGTTTCAATATGGATTCTTCCAAAGAAAATGACCACAAGAGGAAATTGGCAAGATTTGAAATGCTTGATAACACACTGGTCCGAATAAAGATACTTTTCGTCACGATACGCAGGGAATTAGATGCGGCATTTGGATTATTTGATTTGGCAGGAAGAATAAACAGAATTGCAAATATGAACACCAGATTTGCAACAAAAGAATGGAAAAAGGTTATTTCCAAAACACTGGGAATTGATTTGTTGGAGGATTACTATTCTGGTGATTTTTACAAAGATTTACTTGGAGAATGGGTGTCGGATAATGTTGACCTCATTAAGACAGTTCCTCAAAACTCCTTGCAGAAAATGAAAGAAATTATTTATTCCGGATATATGGATGGGCAGAGTACCACCAATATTGTCAAGGAAATTCAAAGGCAATATGGAATGAGTAAGCGGCACGCAAAGTTCATAGCGAGAGACCAAACAGCAAAGCTAAATTCCAAAATCACGCAAAAGCAACAAAGGGATGCGGGAGTAACGCATTATGAGTGGTTTTCGGTTCGCGACGAAAGAACTCGTCGAGGCGATAAGATGGCAAAAGGAGCAATAGACCCAATGGGTAATAATCATTTGCGGCTCGCTGGGAAGGTATTTAGTTGGGATGAGCCGCCATTGGTGGATAGAAAGAGGGGACGAAGATGTCACCCGGGAGAAGATTATCAGTGCAGATGTAGACCTATTTCTGTATTTGATATAGACAACTTGGATATTCCAATGTAACGGGAGGTGAGAAAGAATTTGAAGTATCAGAGGTTGGACAGTATTTCTTTGGATCAGACCTATTATACGGAGGAAGGCTATTTGGTGGACCACCCTATTGTAACCACCTGTGGCATATTCGAGTATAAGAACGACGATGGAAGTGTCAGACGAGAATTGAGGCTACCTGATGATGTATTTGACGAGAAATCGCTAAAGAGTTATAAAGGCAAGCCAATTATTATCACACATGACGCAGGGGAGGTGTCTAAGGATAATGTTCGCAGAGAGCAGATAGGTACCATTATGAGTGAAGGATATCGTGATGGAGATAGTGTTCGCTGTGAAATCATTATACATGACACAAATGCTCTGAAAAAGTGTGGACTGAAAGAACTTTCTCTCGGATACAGTCTTGATACCGAGGAAACGCCCGGAGTATGGCAGGGCGAAAAATATGATTGCATACAGAGGAACATTGAAATCAATCATCTGGCCTTGGTCGGAGAAGCGAGAGCGGGAGATACCGCCCGTCTTAATATCGACAGCAAGGATGATAATAAAAAAATCTTAAAAGGAGGAAAGGCAGTTATGCACAAACCTAACACAGCAGGCTACAGAACAGATAGTGGCGAAGAATTAACTCCGGAAGAAATGGAGGCAGCTATTGCATTGTTTATGGCACAGAAAGCAGCCGGACAGGCAACAGCAGGAGCAGGAACAGATGGTGGCGAAGTTCCACCGGCAGAGGGCGAAGAGCCAGCGGTTGAGAAATCTCCGGTAGAAAAAGTAAGAGATAATATGGATCGCCGCGATTCAGAGGGTGGCGATATGGCGCCGGAAGATGTTATTGCAGAGCAGAAAGCAGACTTAGAGGCACTTTTAGCGGAAATTGATAAGCTGCAGGCATCTAGCGATATGAATGGCGACGCAGCCAAAGAACCTCCGGCAGAACCGAAAGAGCCTTCCGCAGAACCAACAGGCGAAGAGGGTGCTACTGGTACAGGAGAAGCCGAGAAGGAGAAAGGAGTTAATATGGATTCCGTAGACAGAGTTATCCAGGACAGACTTGATGTTTGCCGCATGGCAGATAAGCTCCATTTGGATGGTGTTGAAAAGATGTCTGTCAGAGAAGGCAGAATTGCAATTATTAAAGCTGTGAATCCGAAGATGAACCTTGATGGAAAGAGCAACGGTTACATCAATGCAGCTTATGACATTGCAAAGGATTCTTTCCAGGAGAGAAAGACAACTGACGACCAGAGAAAGAGCATGATGGATGCTAAGGTGCGTCAGGATGCGAAAGAGGAGAGCAACTCTAACAGTGCTCGTAAGAATATGATTGCAAGAATGACAGGAGGTAAGAAGTAATGAGTGTACAGACAAGTTATGGATTTGGTTTTCCAAAGGGTGTAGCAGGTGGTCTGTTTGATTTATCTGCTCATGAAGTATCCACAAGACAGTCCGAAGGCGAAGGTGTTACCTTTGGTGTCGGTGTTGTTGTAGGAACTAATAAGGGTACGGATGTTAAGTTGCCGACAGCTGATAGCACAGTGGATCAGTTTGAAGGTGTTGTTGTTCATAATTCTGTGATGGCAGAGCTTGATATGAACAATAAGTTGAATATCGGCGAAAAGAGAACAGTCGGTTGCTTACATCATGGCAAGATTTGGGTAAAAACTGGAGCAAATGCAGCACCAGCTTACAAGGAGAAGGTATATCTTATTGTAGAGGGTGACGAGGCTGGTTTATTTACCACATCTGCAGATACGGCTACTAAGGTAGAGTTAAATGCTCATTATCTTGGTGTGACTGATACCGGCATTGCTAATGCTGAATTTTTTGCGAATTAAGAGAAGGAGGTAAGGTTTAATGAAACAGTTCAACATGGATGATTACAATGCGTTGAAAGGCTCTACCCTTGTTAAGGGACTTGCGGGAGCAGAACAGATGCGTTTCGACAGCGTAGAGGCAGCGAGTGTATTTTTTGCTCGTGAATTAGATCAGGTTAAGACAAAGACATATGATAAGCAGTATCCGGAGTTGTCTGCTCTGGCATATTTCCCTATCACTTCTGAGGTAAATGAGGGAGCGGAAACCACAACTTACTACTGCTACGACATTACAGGTATGGCGGCAATTATCAATAATTACGCAACAGACCTTCCAAGAGTAGACGTACAGGGTGAGGCGCACACAGCCGGAATTAAGTCTATCGGTGACAGTTATGGCTACAATGTGCAGGAAATGAGAGCGTCCAGAATGGCAGGAAAGTCTTTAGACGCTAGAAAGGGTGCAGCTGCGAGAAGAGCTTCTGATTACATGGTTAATAAGATTGCTTTTGCAGGCGATAAGAAGAACAATCTTATCGGAATTTTCAGTGAAGGAAACGATATTCCTCTCTACACATTATCTGTTGTGGAAATTGATGGTGTTCAGTATACAGACTGGGCTCACAAGACTGCAGATCAGATTTTGGAGGATATCAACGGTATGCAGAAATTCATTGACAAGATTACAATGTCAATCGAAAAGCCGGATACCCTTGCACTCCCTTCATACATCTACATGGACCTTGCGACAAGACGTATTCCTGATACGGAGACAACTGTACTCAGCTTCTTAAAGGAGCACGCGCCATATTTGAAGAACTTTGAATCTATGGCAGAGTTACAGGACACAGCAACGGACATTAACACAAGTGGTAAGAATGTGGCATTTATGTACACTAAGGATGCCGAGAAGTTCAGCTTGGAAATTCCACTTCCTTTCTACCAGTATCCTTTACAGGTTACTAAGTTAGAAACAGAGGTTCCTTGTGAAACAAGAACAGCTGGTCTTATCATTTACTACCCATTGTCTATGCTTTTAGCATACGGAATTTAGGAGGTGCACTATGAAAGTTATCAATAAGTCAAGAAAGATTATTTCAATCGCAGGAGAACCTTTTCTCCCTGGCAAAGATATGGACCTTCCGGCAGGACTTGAGAACCATCCGGCAATCAAGGATTACATGGCTAAGGGCATTATTGTAGATGCTGAAAAGATTGTTGCAACAGCTGGTACCGGTCTTAGCGACCTTGAAAGAGCTAAGATTGCAGAGGAGGCTATTGCTCAGTATAAGGCAGAGCAGGAGGCTCTTGCTGCGGCACAGGCTGAGAAAGAGGCTGAAATCAAAGCTGTTAAGGCTATGAAAAAGGACGAATTGCTGACAAAGGCGGCCGGTATGGGTATCGAAGTGGAAGACGGAGAAACAGCTGATTCCGTTAGAGAGAAAGTATTAGCAGCACTTAATCAGTAGGAGGTGGTCCTTATGGATGCCTTGAAAATTATCAGAGCAACTATGACAGAGTTCTCGGAAGTCTCGGATGATGATGTAAATGTGTTCCTGGAGCTTGCTAAACCTCTCGTAAGCGAGAAAAGATTCGGCAAGCTATATCAACAGGCTCTCGCGTATTTAGCGGGGCATAAGATGAAAATGGCAGGGCGCGGTAAACTCATTGGAAGTGGAACGATAGGAGATACAATTGGTTTATCTTCCGTATCTGAGGGAGAAACTTCTGTTTCATTCACTAACAATCAGACAGGAAACACATCAGCTGATGCGGAGTACGGTCTCACAGTATATGGTATGCAGTTCTTACAGTTGCGTAGGAACTGCATAATTCCAATTATATCGGCAGGTGTTGAGTATGGCGGCTGACTTTGAAATAAAACTAACTTCGGAAGGGAAGAGGTTTATGAAGGAGTTGGAGGAGCTGGCAAAGCTAGAAGTTGCTGTTGGGATTCAAGAAGGATTAACGTATCCAGACGGAACATCTGTAGCGGAAGTTGCAATATACAATGAGCTGGGAACTGTTCATATCCCTTCGAGACCATTTATGAGAAACAGCTTAAATGGAAATAAGGAACAGATAACCCAGTATATGCAAAATGCAGCGAAAGGT